GTCGGCAGCGGGCCAGGCGCCCGGTGCTGACGGAGTGGCGCCGTACGGGGTGACCGCATCCCAGCCGCCGACCGGCTGCGACTTGGAAACGACCACTCGGGACGGGTACGCCGTGAACATGGCTTCGAGCACCTGGATCGCTCGCGCATTGATCTTGCGCACGATCGTGTTCGAGAGCTGACGGAGCTGATTGGAGAAGAGAATCGCGTCGTTGCGGTCACGGGCCTCGTCTGAGATCCAGACCTTGCCGCCCCACTTCTCGACTTCGGCCACGCCGGGCACACGACGCGCCGACGTGATGATCGGGAACTCGGCGCCAGGCGACACGCGCTCGACGTCACGCGACGAGTACAGATCGTTGGCTTCGACCGAGTCATAGACGACCGCACCGCCGACGACACCGCCGCCACTGGCGAAGATGCGATCGGCCACGAAGCGCTGAAGCGTCATGTCCATGATCATGCGCGTGATACGGCGCGGCTGCTTCAGCATCAAATCGACGCTGATCTTCGTGCCCGACACGGTGGGCGGGCCGAGCGGGTGCGCCACCTGAGCCGGGGTGTTCGCCCAGATCGCCGGATCGGCGCCCAGAGCGAAGTAGCCATTGCCCAGGTCGATGAACTGCGGCTCGAAATGGATACGGCCAACGGTGAGGGCGGGGATGTCTGTGATTGCTGTCATGTCGATCACCTCCTTACGGTGCCAAGACGTGGCCGTCGAAGAGCAGGATGGCGCAGAACGCCGCCGATGCTCCCAGTGTGAGAGCGCGTCCCGCCGCCAACTGTCCGGTCGTCGCCACGGCGGCGCGACCCTGGTTGTCGGTGGTGACGTACGAGCCGATCGGGATGGCGGCTGCCGCTTCGACAGGCACCACCTTTGGGGCGCGCATGATGTTGACCTTGCCGCCAGCGGCAACGTCGTGACTCGTGACACCGAACACCGAGGCGTTGGCCGCAGGCGTCGTCACGATCAGAGTGCCATCTCCGGTGTCGGAAATGCCAGAGGGGCCGCCCGTGTTGCGGGCTGCCGGGAACGACACGAACCGACCACCGACCGCACCAGCGGTGTGCTCGCACGTGATGTCTGCGCCGGGATCATAGTAGGCGATTGCCTCGGGCATGATCAGTCCTCCCCGTGAACGCGGCTCTCGCCACGCTTGGCACGGGCCGCGACCTCAGGGACCCAGTCAGTCGGGTACGTCGTGTCGTCCACCTCGTCGGTCGGGACATCGACGCCGCGCGCCTCCAGCGGAACCGTGTTCTTCGTCAGGCGACCGATCAGAGCGGTGGTGCCATCCGGGTCGCTGTCATAGCGCTCGGTGTAGTGGTTGCGACGGCTGGGGCCGAACTTGCCATCGTGGATGGCCTCTTCGATCAACTCGTCACGGTCACGGCGCCGGTTGGCCTCCTCGACCGCTGCCGCCGTGATGTCTCGCTGACGCAGGCGCCGGAACTCTGCCACATCGACGACCACGACCGACCCGTCATCGGGCAGGTTGTTGGCGTCGTCCGAGGCGTTGAGGTCCTCGTTGTTGTTCTGGTTGCTGCTGCTGTCGTCCTGCTCCTGCTGGAGCCAAGTCGCCAGGGCCTGAGAGACCGCTGTGTCATCCGCGTTCTCATCCAAGCCGAGTCGAGTCGCCATGATCTGACGCTCGCCTTCCTCGAAGTGAAGTCTCACCTCGTCAATCCTCCGATCTTGATTTCGATGTAGTTCCCCGTCGGCTTGGTTGAGACGATGAGAACCCGTTCTGGCTCGTCAAAGCGAGCGATGTGTTGCCTGCTCTCGTTGACCGGTTCTGCCTCGACACCTCCGTGGCTTGCATTCACGTATTTGATCTTGACCTTCTTGAGCTTGCCGAACTTGACGTTGTCGCCTTTGACGGTGAAGGACTGCCGGTACAACGTACCTCCATCATCGGCATCGACGATCAGTTCGTTCGGATCGATGTAGATCGATCGCAACCACCAGTTGAACTTATCCGGATCACCCTGCACTGAGGTATACCAGGCACGCCGCAAGTCCTCGACGGTCACCTGTGCACTCAGATGCCGTGCCACCGCCGCAGTGACGGTAATGGGGTCATCCGACGTTGCCATTGTGACTTGTACTTTGGGTCCTTTCTCTGTGTAGAGTGATGCCAGGTCTTCAATCGTCATAACTCCCGGCCAGACAACGCCCAAGAGCGCGAGCCCGGAGATGACAAGTCTGTGGTTCTTTCCCGTGGGCGTCTTCAGGTTGAAGCGCCCCTCGATGCTCCGCGAGGGGAAGCATGATGACATTATGTTTGCCAGCCAGACAGGCACGCCGGTAAGATCGCCGACGATACAGTTCCCGTCCTCTGTCAGACGCATGTCACAGACCTTGCCCACGGCGGGTTCGCCCGAGGGGACCGGCCCCATTCGCTCACCGTGTATCCGCGTATCATCCGGATGACCAATCCAGATACGCGGCTGAGGGATCGCCGGGTCTGACTGCGCAGCGACCGCCGCAGCCAGGTCCTCCTCTGTGAACGTTGTAGGGCCGGTCGCCAGCGGGTACTCAATCCCCGTCTTGATGATTTGCACATCAGCGACGGTAGTTAGCTGTGGCTTGCTCTTAGTGAGCTCAGACACAGCGTTGGCAAAAATGAGTGCTCCAGCGGACGGCGGAGTACAATGGAAGGGAGCGCAACCACGCACCCCACCGCCCGCGTGGACGAGCACCTCGCGTCGGCGGGCCACAGCGCCGAGTAGAGGACTAACCAAGGATGGCTGCTTTGGTCTCATCGTTAGTCTCAATCTTGCCCTTGTCTACCATTTGTTGCACCTTCTGGGCGGGGTTCTGAGCCGCCTGGGCGCCCTCTGGATTCGTGTCGCTACCTTCCTCGTCCCACGCCCATGCCAACAGCGGCGCGTACTCCTCATCGGGTCCGTAGTTCCACTCGATGTCGTCTTCGATCACGTGCTCGTTGAAGATCATCGTAAACCACTGAGCCAGGTACTCGGTCACCAGCTTGTGGTACTGGACGAAGGTTTGGCCGAGCGCACGCGAGCCCGACGTGGTCTGGCCGAGTTGCATGAACATCTGGAAGAACGATCGCGCCATCTCCTCGTTACAGAGCTTGATGAATCCGACGGTGTCTGGCTGCCCGCCCTCGACGCCGATTAGCTTCAACGTGGCACCGTACGGGATCGCGCCGCCTGAGCGATCGCCTGCCACTAGGCGGCGGGTCATATCGCTGAGCGCCATCAGATCATCAGGGCTCGCGCCGGGGTGGCCTTGCGCGATCGGCGTGCCAACGCCTGCCCTCTGGATGTTCATGACGCCGACGCGCATCGCGCGATCCTTCAGAAGCCAGGGCGCATAGCAGCCCCTCAACATCGAGCGGCCGTGCCAGTTGGCGCCGCGCTTCTGGAAGCTGTAGACGACCAGCCGGTTGATTGGGAGCGGGTCATCGAGGAAGTTGCCCTGTTTGACGTTCTTGATGCCGCCGTCGCGTTCCAGGTTGATCTCTGTGATCGTCTGCGCCGGGCGCAGCGCCAGCTTGCGATAGTGGAAGAGACCGTCGTCGCCGATGAAGCCAACCTGCTCGAAGATTTCAAAGCCATAGGCGATCGAGTCCAGGGCCTCCTCCAGATGCTGGAGGAAGTTGAAGCGGTTCTGCGAGCGCCGTTGGTTGAACTCGTCCTCTGGCGACGGCGGGATTACACCGGTCAACGGATCAGGAACCGGTGGTGGGTCGGTCGGGTCCTCCACCGGTAGGTTGAGGTCTTTCGACATTTTGTCGACAGCCTCTTCCTTTGCTCCATTCGGCTTGATGTACCACTTCATGCGCAACAGAGGCCAGATCGCTCCGGTCAATAGGCCCTGAACTTGAGGGTCTGTGCGCATGCTGTGGTAGGTGTAGATGCTCTCTGGGAAGGTAAGTTTGGCGTTGGTCTCTAGCTCATCCTCAGCTTGGATGTCAGTCCAGCGCATGGCGCCGAGTGTCTGGCTCACGACATTGCTGACGGAGCCGCGCTCGTCGAGTGGCAGAACGCCGTTACTTGAGAGTCCTGTATCACTCATGATAGCTCAACCTTCGCAAATGCCGGAACCCAGTCAACTCCATTATGCACCCATGGCTGCCCGAAGGTCGAGCGGGTACACAAGACGGCCAAACTCTCAGCCTCGCCGTCGCCACCAGCGTTGCTCGCGGTAACACGACAAGAGATCGAATGATTCTCGTCATCC